AGGATAAGGTTGATCTACATGAGCATTATGTGGTACACCAAAGTGTTCTGGTCTTGGCCAGTGGAACGTAACATGTGCTCGGATCATATTACGATTACCTAATCCAATATACTTATTGAAAAAGTTTAAATCATAATTATGAATATAATCTCTTTTGATACCATCCTTTAGAAGAGTGCATGAAAAATAAGGATTCAAACTCTTCTGTAGTTCGTGTCCTATATGGTGAGCACAATCAGGAAGATACCACCACGGACCATTCGTTGCTGCTTGCTCAATCCTATTAGCAATTTTACTAGGAAGTTGGATTGTACGCAAGAATGTACTCCCGTTGTTCGTCACTGTTGTTCCATTCACCTACTTTTATGTAGTCCCCTAATGACATCAGATTTACTGAGACATCAGTGTTCACAAGCATCTCATAATTTAGATGCTCACTCATCATAGCATCAGTACAATAAAATTGCTCAATGTTATCACTACACAATGCAGCAGCAACACCAAACGTACCTACACCAGAATTAGCAACATGCTTTGCTGCCAATAATGTACCAAAATCATATGCAACTGACTCAGATTGTATCGTAACCTTTGGATGCTTCCTTAGTTCATCTAAGATAGGGTTATGATTGTCACCCTCAGTAACAACTATTGCCGACTCAAACTGCTCAAGTAATTGCAAATAAAAATAAAGAGGATTAGGGACATAGTTACAAGGATTAACCACCCCTTTGTCAAATACATCTCCACTACGAATGTGAATAACAATGCAACTGTCAGGTACAACCACTCTCGGTGTCTGTAGATGAGGTCTGATATATGATTTACAAATCGAACGCATTTTCTGATAAATGTATTCGACTGGGATGTTGACTTCTTTATACGGACCTTCCCAGTAGAACCATTTTGACGAGATATCTTGATGATTCTGTCCAAACGATGTCTCGTGTTTCTTGATAATCTCATGATCAATACTTTCAAATGTTGATTGAGTAAGTTGTGCTGCCATAGTTCCTACAGCACACTGTTGAATGTTGTTACCTAATCTACCATACCAATGTGAAATTGCAATCATTTTATAAACAATGTTTTTGCTTCAGCATTTGTAGATATAAACGGTCCCCATGTTGTTAGGTCTACAACTTCTGGATCAATCCACCAATCTTCAAATGGATTACCACCATTCTCAATATCTTTTGCAACTATTTGATACCCCAAATCCGTCAAGATTTTTCTTTGCATATCCCTGCATTCAGATCCATGTGCATATAAATCTGATTCAAAAGTAATTACAGAAAATCTATAATCATCTAGTGGCAGATTCTGTAATGCTTTGAGTGTAATGTTAGGTGGTTCACAATCTATGGAAACATAATCAAATCTTTTCTTCTTCCAACCCTTATCTTCTATTGCCTTTTTCCAATCAAATGTTGTAGCATCTGCAAGATGACATTCATTAGATCTACTTGTCCATTGACTTTGGAATTGTTCATCTATCTCAACTGATATACCTTGCCAGTTGAACTCTGTCTCAAGAAGATATGTATTATTGAATTCGCTAGGATGATTACCACCTATTTCAAGATACCTACCATTCTTCTTACCACCCAACATAGTCAAGACAAAAAGATCTTGATATGCTTGTGAATGATTTTGTTTTATATTGATAGGATGAATCAACTCATCCTTTGTTTCATCATACCTTGTATTCATTGATCCATTCACTAAGTTCAACTGAGGGCATGTAATTCAAAAGTCTTCTTGCTTTAGATATATCAGCAAGAGTAACTCTTGCTTCAGCAGGTCTTTCTGGTATATAAACTACATCATCTGATATCATTTTTGCAACTTGATTGACAGAATGATTAGTACCAGTACCTATGTTTATAATTTGACCACCAGTAAAATCACCTTCTGCTGCTGCAATATTTGCACGTACAACATCTCTCACATGTGTGAAATCTCTTCTCTGTTCGCCATCACCCACAATACTAAGTGGTTCACCACGTTTGGATTGCTCTAAAAACAATCCAATAACAGGTGCATACTGACCCTTCAATGGCTGTCTTTCACCATACACATTAAAGTATCTTAGTGATACAGTTCTCAATCCAAACAAATCAGAGTACATTTTACACATAGACTCTGCTGCTACCTTTGAAACTGAGTATGGATTCAAACAATCAGTAGGCATATCCTCCCGAAGAGGTGGTTGATTACTCAAACCATATGATGATGAAGTAGAAGAACTAATAAAACTCTTCACCCCTGCTTGACGAGCACATTGTAATAAAGTTGTGGTTCCCAATACATTTGTTTGAACACATTGTACTGGATTCTTTAGTGTAATTTGTATTCTAGAATGTGCTGCTAAATGAAACACATAATCCTGACCACTACCAAAAGCATTCTTCATTGCTTTATAATCAGCAATGTCTGCCTTGACATTATATGCTTTTGGATTCCAATAGAACTCTTCATTACTTATTGAAGATTCATCATCAACACAAGTAACAGTATGACCAAGTTCTAATAATTTATCAACGAGGTGGGATCCTATGAACCCTGCACCCCCAGTAACTAACGAATTCATGTTAACCAGATGCTAATAATTCCATTTCATTTATACCTAAAGCAGAAGAATCTACTTGTTGCTTATATATTTCCTCAACAATCCACTCATAAGTTTTTTTGACTCCTTCTTCAAGTGATTGTGAATAATCCCAACCAAGTTTCTCACGAATAAGATCGTTGTTAGAGTTACGTCCACGAACACCCAAAGGACCATCAATATGATTCTTTGTCACAGTCTTACCAGCAACCTTTGCAGCAGTATCAACTAACTGATCAATAGTTACCATCTCTTCTGAACCAATGTTTACTGGTCCCACGAATTCCGAGTCCATGAGTCTACGAGTTGCTTCAATGCATTCGTCGATGAAGAGGAACGATCTAGTTTGAAGTCCATCTCCCCATACATCAATTTCTCCTCCTGTTTCTGATAAGTATGCAACCTTTCTACAGATTGCAGCAGGAGCTTTTTCTCTTCCTCCAAACCACGTTCCTTCTGGTCCGAAGATGTTGTGGTAACGAGCAATCCTAACAGGGATACCATAGTTACGACTATAAGTGAGATATAACCTCTCACTAAAAAGTTTTTCCCATCCATACTCGGAATCAGGTGCAGCAGGGTAAGCGGATTCTTCACGGCAATCTGGGTTGTTAGGGTCTAATTGATTATGCTCTGGGTACATACATGCTGAACTAGAATAAAATATTTTAGTAATCCAATCTAGGCATGGTCTATTACATTCACTCCATCCTTCTGAACCATCAAAAGTTTCATTGAGTTTCTGTTGTGCATCTAGTAGGTTTAGATTTATACTTGCAGAGTTCTGCATGATGTCAGCATCATTTTCACCAGTGAAGATAAATCCTGCACCACCCATGTCAGCAGCAAACTGATATATCTCATGAAATGGTTCAATGTATCTGTAAGGAACAGACTCATAGAAGTTTCCTTGTTGTCCTTTATATTGTATGATTCGTTCAACAAAACTTTTATCTCGTAAGTCTCCTTGAACAAACTCGTCTGCTTTTGTTTCAGAGAACTCAGGATACTTTAGATCAACAGCACGTACCCAGTAACCATCTTGTTTCAAGCGAGTTACCATCGCATTGCCAATGAATCCCCCTCCACCTAATACCAGTGCTGTTTTCATTTAATTTCCCGAATGTAATTGTTTACTATCTGATCTATGTATTCTACCATAGGTTCAGTTATTACAGGAGAACACCCTAAAAAGAATACGTTATCCAACACCTTACATGAGTTAGGATAGTTTGAATATGATTCCAGATGTCTATATCCTGGATGCATTAGAATGTTACCTGCAAAATAATTTCTTGTTTGAATACCATTCTTTTCTAGATAGTTTACTAGGTGGTGTTTACCGTCCTCGTAAACTATAGGCACACCAAACCAAGAAGTTTCAGCATGTTCTTTCTCTTCAATAACCCTCGCACCATTGATCTTAGAAAAGATCTCATGCAATCGAGCTTTATTGAGACGACGGATTCGATGTATCTCGTCTTGCTTAGTCAACTGTACAAGACCAATAGACCCTTGCAAGTCGGCAGGTTTGAGGTTGTATCCTTGAACTCCGAAGATATACTTATGATCGACATCCTTGTCATACCCTTCCAACCAACGATCAAAGCGTTGCCCACAGACACCGTTGGGCAATTTATTCTGGGATCCTACACAGTAGCATCCTCTTCCCCACCAAGCATAAGATCTAGCGATTTGGACTATCTCTTCGATGTTGGAGGAAACCATTCCACCTTCAATAGTGGAGATATGATGTGCTGGATAGAAAGAACAAGAAGCAGCGATGGCATTTTTGGTAAGAAACTCACCTCTCCACTTGCTACCGAGGGAGTCACAATTGTCAGCGATATATGTGAGTCCATTAGTGTCCAGAATTTCGAGGAACTTATCAAGGTCATAGGGATTGCCCAGAACAGGAGAAGAAAAACACGCTCTAGTTCTATCAGTAATCTTGGACTCTAACATCTTTAGATCCCAATTCAAATCTGAATAATCTATATCAACAAAGACTGGTTTCAATCCGTTTTGTATTATGGGATTGATAGTAGTAGGAAAACCACAAGCACATACTAATATCTCATCACCATCTTGCCAGTCAAAGTACTTCTTGAGTGCAGCAATCATCACCAAGTTGGCAGATGATCCACTGTTCACCATCACAGAATGCTTGTGACCAAACCTCTTACCAAATGCATGTTCAAACTTATTGACTTCCTCACCAGCAGGTAACCATTTTCCATTTAGAAGTGTTGTTATAGCAGCAGTTACCTCCCCCTCATCCCAATAAGGTCCAGAATAATAGATTGGTTTACCTGGTTTCCAATCTTTATTTGCAAGATATGGAAATAGTTTTTCACCATCATCATGTAACTGTGATATAAAATCACCAACCTTTTCTTTTATAGACATAGATCCTTGACTAAAAATTCATTAGTAATGTGTTGTGCAAACCCAAGTTCTTTGAGTTTAGTAGTATCCATCCAGAAGTTTTGTGTCTGGACATTCTTATGAAACTCTGGTGGTTCCATGTTTAATAACTCACCTCTAGATCTAGTGAAGTGTTTTGCTAATGACATAATCTCACTAACACTGGTTGGGTTACCAGACCCAATGTTATATGTTTCATTGAGTTCACCCTTATCCATAACAAGTTTGATAGCACGACAGACATCATCTACATGCATAATGTCACGACAGTGTGATCCATTATCATACATCTTGACATCTCTGTCTGCTTTCAACTCATTAATCATCCACTGAATAGCATTCTTCTTACGGTTTGCTTTTCTATCACCTGGTCCCATGACATTGCATAGTCTTAGGATCCTATACTTCATCCCAGTGGTCTGTGCAAAAGACCTAATAAGATTTTCTGCACAAAGCTTTGTGATTGAGTAGAACCCTTGTGGGTTGCATGGTGAAGTTTCTGATGC